ACGGAAACATACCGTGATCCAGATTCGTTTGCAGATATCGTTAGGGGTATGCATTTGTACGGGCGAAAAATACTCCGTCCAGAAGGCATCGTAACCGCTAAGTATAACGCAGCATAAGGGAGATTTGACTAATGGCTAACTTAGCAACCGCAGATCACGCTGCGCAAGGAAACAGTGCAAGAGGACGTTCCCCTTACCTGGTTCAAAACACGATAGACATTGCAGCCGCAATCGTCTTGAAAGGTAGCGACTTTGCTGCCAACGATACCATGGAAGTTCTTAACGTTCCTGCTGGGACTGTTATTCTTTCCGCTGGTATCGAAATCCTCACACAAGTGGACGGTACTTGTACCTTAGACATGGGATTCACAGGTGCCTCACCGGCTGCTGTGGATGTCTTTGTCGATGGTCTTGATGTCGTTGGTGGGGCTGTTGGTGCTTACGGCACAACACCAGCCACTGAAGCTGCGCAGGTACAAGTTATCTCTGCAGCCGACACGATAGATGTGAAGTTTGCGACAGAAACTGACGTTACATTAGGCAAGCTCCGTTTCTGGGCTTTGCTGATGGATGTGTCAGACATGGGAGCACATGACATGATTGCTAACGAAGTAGATCGTGACTTGCTTGCATAGCTAATATTGGGGCCAGTTAACGCTGGCCCCTTTACTCATTTTTCCAAAGGTGAAACATGGCCACAACCTATCTTGATTTATGTAATCTGGTTCTTCGTCGATTAAACGAAGTTGAGATAGCTTCTGCTGATTTTTCATCCACCACAGGCGTACAAGCTTTGGTTAAAGATGCCGTAAAAATGTCTTTAGCCAAGATTAACACAATGGAGTTTGAATGGCCTTGGAATGCGGCTGAAGAAACTGACACCTTAGTAGTTGGTACGGAAGAATACTCATGGCCAACTGCATTAAAGTCTGTCGATTGGAACTCTTTTCAGATCCAAAAAGATGATAGTCTTGGAACCGGTTTTAAATCTTTAAAAGTTATCAATCGTGATGAGTGGTACAATAAGCATAGGGATGACGATGATACTTCTGGATCTACAGGTAGGACGTGTCCAAGTTTTGTATTTGCATCCCACGGTTTAGGCTATGGCGTAACGCCTTCTCCAGACAAAGCATACAGTCTGAAATTTAGATATTTTTTAACTTTTACCGACATTTCTGTTGCAACGGATGTTACCCGCATTCCTGAAAGTTACGATTATGTTTTGGTCGATGGCGCAATCTATCAAATGTATATGTTTAAAGATAACATAGAGAGCGCCCAAGTGGCGCTTATGACATTTGAAAAAGGGATTAAGGAACTCCAAGGTTTGTACATCAACAACTACCAAGCAGTAACCGACACAAGGATTGCATTTTAAATGCCTGATGAAATTCAGTCTTTCAAACTCATTTGTGGCGGCGGCTTAAACTCCAACGAAAACCATTTGGATTTGTCGGATAATAGACCTGGTTCAGCTACCCGTTTGATTAACTATGAGCCGTCTTTATTTGGCGGCTATCGTCGTATTGAAGGGTATGACAAATACGATAGCACTTACGGGGAAGTTACAGTCGCTGGTTCTACAACAGCCGCTGGCCCTGTTTTAGGCGTAGCCATATTTAAGAACGATGTCACTGGTTCTGAAACGATCATAGCAATACGAAAAAATTCAGGCGATACAAACTACTGTTTTTATTACTACACCGCTGGCGTTGGATGGAGAAAATTTACTTTAGATCACTCTGTCACTCGACCAATGACCTTGAACAGTCTGACGGTTAAAAAAATCAGAAGTGTTCAGTTTAATTTTGGTTCAGGTAATCACATTTGCTTTGTGGATGGCGTTAACCCAGCAATTTTATTTAACGGAACAAATTGGAAAGAAATTAAGTCATCTCATTCAGGCGGGTACGATGCCAGTAATAATACCGCTGGAGGTAACCAAGCCCTAAACGCTCCTGCTGTTGTTGATGTCTTTGAAAACCACCTGTTCCTGTCGGGGCATGAAGCCACTAGGGGCGTAATTGCCCACAGTAAACCAAAGGACGCATATACTTGGACAAGCGCTGCAGGGGCTGGACAAATAGCGGCTGGCTTTGATGTAATTCAGATCAAGCCATTTAGAGATAACCTTTTCACCTTTGGTACAAACTCTATTAAAAAAATTACAGTTTCTGGTACAGATTTTGTATTGGACAACGTCACATCTAACGTTGGTTGTATTGCTAGGGATAGCGTTCAGGAGATTGCTGGTGATCTTATATTTCTTGCACCAGACGGCCTAAGACCTGTCGCAGGTACGTCCAGGATTGGTGACGTTGAACTTGAAACAGTAAGCAAACCAATCCAATCAACATTGTTGGATATTATTGCAAACGAAGATTTAGAGAGCCTGGATGGAGTTGTTGTTCGATCAAAGTCTCAGGTTCGTTATTTCTTTACTTCGCTTGACGGTGATGGTGATCCAGTTCCGCAAGCAGAAAGTAGGGGAATTGTTGGCGGTTTAACCGATATTTCAGGGGCGATAACTTGGGAATTTGGGGAAATTGAAGGTATCCGAACAAGCTGCACAACGTCAGACTATGTTGGCACCACAGAAATTGTTTTGCACGGCGACCACGATGGAGTGGTCTATCAGCAGGAAAAAGGAAATAGCTTTAATTCTGCAGATATTATTGCCGTATATGCAACTCCGTTTCTAGACTTTGGTGAAACTGAACAACGCAAGATTATGAGAAAAGTGAATGCGTTCATAAGGGCAGAAGGTTCTTTTGATATGTTCTTAGCTTTTGAGTTTGATTGGGGTGATCAATCAATAGCTGTTCCGAATACATATACTCAAACCAGCACTGGTGCGCCTGTCACTTATCGTGGGAGAGGCATCACTTATAACGGAGCAAACACAGTCTACGGTGGGCCAGGGAAACCTGTGATGCCCTATTCGGTTCAAGGCTCTGGTTTCGCAACAAGAGCTACTTTTGTGACTATTGGACAGACAGCACCACACAGTATTCAAGGATTGGTGTTTGAATTTACGCCAGCAGGGAGAAGATAACAAATGGCAGGATACACAAGGCAATCTGCGGCGAGTATTGTTAACGGTAGTGCTATTACGGCTCCACCACTCAATGCAGAATTTACACAATTAGTTGCAGGATTTGCGGCCTCTACCGGCCATAAGCATGATGGAACAGCAGCCGAAGGCGGTTACGTTCCTCTGATTGCGGATTCAGACGCAAATAACAAAATAGTAGCAGACCAAACTAACAACCGGTTTGGTGTTTTTGTTGAGGTTAGTTCAAATCCAGTTGAGCAAGTTCGTTTTCAAGATGGGGCAATTATTCCCGTTACCGACAGTGATATAGACTTGGGCGGTTCTACGCTGGAGTTTAAGGATCTTTATATCGACGGTACGGCGCACATCGATACTTTGGACGTAGATGAAAACGCAGCCGTCATAGGAACATTTACCGTAACCGGTGTGACCGCTTTGAATGGCGGTCTTACGATGGATAGCAACAAATTTACTGTTGCGGATACTTCTGGAAATGTAGCCACTGCAGGAACAATGACAGTCACTGGAGCCACCGCCTTAAACGGTGGCCTAACAATGGACACAGATAAGTTCACAGTTGCCGATACTTCAGGAAACGTAGCAACAGCGGGTACTCTTGCAGTCACCGGCACAAGCGCCTTTACGGGCGCTTTAACGGCTGATGGTGGCGTATCAATTGATAACATTACCATCGATGGCACAGAGATCGATTTAAGCTCTGGTGACCTCACAATCGACGTAGCTGGCGACATTATTTTAAATGCTGATGGCGGTGATATTTCACTGCAAGATGGCTCCGCAACATTTGGCTCATTAACCAATACGGGCGGCAACCTGATAATCAAATCAGGCACAACTACTGCCGCAACGTTCTCAGGCGCTGATGTAGACTTCGCTGGCACTGTTGATGTAACTGGCGCATTTACTGCCGATAGCACTGTGGCAGTAGCTGGTGTTTTAAGCCCAGCAACGCATGTGGACATGCCAGACAATGCTAAGATTAAGGTAGGAACCGGCGACGATCTGAACATCTACCATGATGGTTCTAACAGTTATATTGAGAATGCTACTGGTGCGCTAAAGGTTGCCACAGAGACATCCGGTATTGCCGTCACAATCGGCCACACAACTTCAGAAGTCACAATAGGTGACAACCTAACAGTTGCCGGTAATCTGACTGTCAGCGGTACTCAGACAGTTGTAGATACCGTAACAATGAACGCTGCTAATGCTATTGTTTTTGAGGGTGCTACGGCAGACGATCACGAAACAACATTAACGATTGTTGATCCAACGGGAGATCGAACAATTAATCTTCCAAACCAAAGTGGAACAATTCCTGTCCTGGCTGCAGCAAGCAATGACCAGGTCACAGCAACGCCAACAGAAATTTCCATAATGGATGGTGACACATCTGCCTCAAGCACAACCTTGGCTGATGCGGATCGTGTAGTCGTTAATGACGCTGGAACTATGAAACAGGTCGCTCTGACCGACTTTGAAACCTACATGGAAACGTCATTGGATACGCTCTCCAATGTGACAACGGTTGGAGCTTTAAACAGCGGCTCAATAACTTCAGGTTTCGGTGCAATCGATAATGGTTCATCTGCTATCACAACAACTGGTACAGTCACCTTTGGTAGCCTGTCAGACGGCGCTATAACAGCAACCGCCTTTGTTGATGAAGACAACATGGCGTCTAATTCTGCAACTCTTATACCAACGCAGCAAAGCGTTAAGGCCTATGTAGATACTGTTTCTTCCACAGCCAACAACGTCAGTGGCCTTACAGCTTCTGGCGACGAACTCAATATTTTGGACGGGGCGACACTAACTACTGCCGAATTGAATATTTTGGACGGGTCGGCAACCACTCAGGCTACGGTTACTTTAGCTGGTACAGATGGCGTTGTAATAAGTGATGCTGATGTAATGAAGCAAGCACTTGTATCAGACTTTGATACATACATGGCGTCTACAACCAAAACTCTTACCAATAAAACAATAACCAGCCCTGTTATAAATGGCACCATAGACATAGATGGTGCTGTTGATATGGCATCTACTTTAACACTTGCAGGTAATGCAGACTTTAATGGTGATTTAGATGTAGACGGTACAACCAACTTAGACGCAGTAGATATTGATGGACAACTTACTCAGCAATATGCAGGTGGCGGTGATTTCATTGCTGTTTTTCAAAACACAACTGCATCAAGTCCTTATGGGGTCATGATTAAAGATGCGGCTAGTGGTGCAAATGGCTATCCTTTATTTCAAGTTGTAGATGATGATGGTAGTGAAACTCATTTTAAAGTCCAGAGTGGAACAGGTAATGTTGAGATTGGAGCAGGTAGTGATTTAATTACCAAAACAGCAGGTACATCTAACGTAAAACTTGGTGTAAACGCAGGTAACTCAATACAATCTGGCGGTAATTTTAATACCGTTGTGGGCGATGAGGCTGGTACTGCGATTACTAC